GTTATCGTTCTGACCGGCGATGCGTTGGAACGTGCCGCCGGCCGCGTTGCACTTGAACCAAAAATCTATCGTCAGATCGCTGGTGCCGAGCGTAAAGTCGGTGGTGTCCGGCACCGTCCACCAGTCGCCCGCGCCATCGAAGAAACCGCTAGACCCGCCGAATTTACTGTCAGTGGTGTCAATCTTCGCATTGCCGGCGACGGTAAAGACCTTGGAGTTCACCATGCCGCTGGCAAACTCATCGCTAACGAGCGAGGTCGAGTTGTTGGGTCCGCTAAAGTGAATAAGAAGCCTGGTGAAACTGTCGTTGCCGTTGATCGCCAGCGCGCTCCAGCGTGCGACGCCGATAGACAAACGCATCTCATCGAGCCAACCGAACCACGGATTGGCTATTTCATCACCGAACGAACCGATGCCGAGCGGGCCCGTCAGATCGTTGACGGTTGGCGAGGCCAAGGTCAACGCCTGGCCGTCCTGCGAGCCGTCGATAAACTGCCAGAGATTGTTGCCGCTGCGCACGAGGGCATAGTGATGCCAGCCGGTATTAAACCCGCTATCGACCTGGAACGAGCCGTTGATCGCGAACGATGATGCGCCGGAGAAGATATTGCCGCGCATCGAATTGGTCGTGTTGTTGCGATAGACAGCATAAGAACGCTCAGCATTGGTGCCGGCGCTCGCCGTATTGGTCTTGCCAATCGCAACCCTGAATGAGCCGCTCGCCGACGACACGTTGAACCAAAAATCGATGGTGAAATCGCCCGAGCCGAGCTCTAAGTCTGAGCTATCAGGCGTGCGCCACCAATCGCCGGCACCATCGAACAACATCGAAGCACCGCCGAACTTCGAGGCCGCCGTGTCGATCTGCGCGTTGCCCGCCACCGTGAAAACATGCGCGAATGCAGCGCCCTGATCCGCAATAACCGTCGCCGTGTCGGCGCCGTCTCCATGCACCAATAGCTTGGTGAAGCTATCCGGCAATCTACCGGCGTAGAGGCTTGAATAGCGGTCGATGCCAACGCTCAAGCGGAATTCATCGATCCAGCCATTCCAAGTCGTGGTGGCGCCGCTCGTGCGCCCGCCAATCACCCAGTCCTGCGCGCTGTCGTTGACGGCGACACTGATCGCAACGTCACCACCCTCCTGCAGCCCATCGATAAACATGCGCAGGACATTGCCATTCCTCACCACTGCGAGGTGATGCCAACCCGTGTTGGTAACGTTGGTGAATTGCGTCGCGCTGGTGATGCTATAAATATTGGTGCCATCCGACACAAACACCCGCATGACATCAGAGGAGTTGCGCTGGCAGTAGATCGAGCTCGCCGCATTGGTCGGGCCTGCATCGCTCTGCCCAAACAGCGCAGCCGTCGCGCCACTCGCCGCGAGGCATTTGAACCAACACTCGATTGTCCAGTCGCCGGAACCGAGGGTCAGGTCAGTGCTGTCTGGTATGCTGATCTGATCGCCGACACCATCAAAGAGGCCAGAGGCACCGCCGAATTTTGAGTCAGCGGTATCGACCTGGGCGTTGCCGGCAGCAGTCCAATTATGATTAGTCGAAGTGCCGAGCGCGCTATCACCGAATGCAACCGCAGCGTCCGCGCCATCCATGTGTGGCAGAAGCTTTGTAAATGCATCATTGCCGGTGGCGTAGCCGGCGGTCCACCTGGCGATGCCGACGGAGAGACGGAACTCATCCAGCCAACCGAACCAACTGTTGGCGCCGCCACCGTCGCGAGCTCCTACAGTGAGACCGTTGGCACTATCATTGACGGCTCCCGTGAAGGAGATGTTGTTGCCCTCCTGGGCACCATCAATGAACATCTTCAATACGTCCCCCGTGCGCACCACCGCGAGGTGATGCCAGCCGGGGTTCACCGTGTTGGTGTACTGCTTGACGCTGAACATCGAGCGGAATGCAGCGCCAGTGCTCAGCGAGAATTGGATTTGATCGCCTGCGGTCTTGAAGAGACCCCACGCGCTCGCCGCTGCGGTGAACCCCGCATCGGCCTGGCCGGCGATGCAGCGGGTCGTGCCGCCGGCTGTATTCATCTTGAACCAGACATCAATCGTGAAATCATTCGCGCCTAGCGTGAAGTCCGCGCTGTCTGGGGTCGTGACAAAGTCGCCCGTCCCGTCGAAGAGACCTGAGGCGCCGCCGAATTTGGAGTCGGCGGTGTCAATCTGGGCGTTACCGTTCGTGGTCCAGGTATGCGCCGGGCTCGTCGGCGCGTCGTCATAGAACGTGGTCGTGGCGTCAGCCCCATCCATGTGCAGCAACACCTTCGTGAAGCTGTCGATGGTCGAGCTCGGGCCATACTGCTGAATGTCCGGAAACGGAGCGTATTGACCGGCGACGGAGTAAACGCCCTTCGCCTCGGTGCCCGGATCGGCGCGGTCGCTCTTATCGGGTTCCCAACTCTCGAACGGGATCGGGTTTGGATCGGTCATAGATCCCAAGCCCTCTGCGTGCCGGTGTAGAGTTTGCCGGCGGCTTTACGTTCGAGCTGCCACTGCGCCTCCTGCAGGCCTTCGGAGGCCAGCGCCTTGCCTTCGGCGTCCCTGGTGATGTCGCGATAGATCAGATACTTCGCCTGCTGCCGGATGAGGTGTTCGCCCTCCACCATCCAGGCGTTGGTGTCGCCATCAGCGCTCAAGGGATTGGGCGAGAGGCGCGCCAGACCATCGATGTTGATGGGATAGGCGGCAGCGGGAACCGGGAATAGCCGGAGCTGGTCATTGAAAATCGTATAGCTATCGGGCTGCCCGGTGTACTGCGAGGCGGGCGCGGCTTTGCGCGTGAACCATTCCTGCGTGCGCGGCGTGAGTGGATAGAAAGAATTGTTGACGGTGGCGGAGATGTTGTCGATCTCCAGGAGCTTCTCGCCCGTACCCACCGCGCTGCCGTCGTAGATCTTCAGGGTGGTGCCAACGAGGTCGTAGTATTCTTGGCCCTGCACGGTGGTGATCAGATACTTGCGTTCGTTGAAGACAAAGCGCAGCCCTTCCCAGGTGCGGATCGCGTCATTAATCGCATTGCGGATCTGGCCGGCGAGATCATCGCGCACGATCTCATCCGCGATGCGCGTCTGCATCACGAGGTATGTCGTCATATGATGAAAAAAGGCGCCGGTTGCCCGGCGCCAGTTCCCACGCCAATTATGGGGTTTCGTCGGGCGGGACGTAGCCAACCTGGATGTCGGCCGTTCCCACCGTGCCGCCGGTCACCGTGAACGTGGCCAGCACCTCGATGTCGGTGTCCGGATTGTTCCCGATACCGGCCACCAAGGCCACGTTGGTGAAGCCCAGCGTCGCCAGGCCATTGGCCGCCGAGGCGGCAATGTTGGCGAGCGAACCCAACACACCCAGCGAGTAGACCGGTGTCGTGCCATCGAATGCGACACGCACGTTGGTGTTCGCCAGGATGATGTTCGAACCGGCCGGGATGCGGCCGATCGATACCGTTTGTGAGGCACCGCCAGCGCGCGTCATGCGCGTGCGGAGAAAGTTGATCTGCTGACCAACGGGTTTGCGTGCAGTTGAGCCTAGTGCCATAGCGGCATACTCCTTTGTTCGTGTCCGGAGGATTAGGAGACGTTGCCGGCGGTGGCTTTAGAGCTCATCACAACGGTGCCAAAGTCGACGCTGTTGTAGACGCTCTTTTTCAGGCCCGAGATGCAGCCCGCCTTGACGCCTAATTTGTTACCATAATCAAAGAGTTGCTCGAACCAATCATACGAGTTCTGATCATGGCCCTGACCGAACGCAGCGACCGCTGCTTGCGCGCCGCACAGCACTGCGCGGCGTGCTGTCGTGACGGCGGCACCAGCGTTGGTGACGCCCTGCGTGACACGATAGCTTTCGTGAAGGATGCAGCCATTATACGTGCCCAACGCGCCCGTGAAGATCGGATTTTGCTGGCTGCCATTGCCCTGCAAAAATGATTTTTGCAGATCGTACCAAGTCACCTGCGCGGTAGCTGTCACAGGCCAGGCGCGCAGCGATGTGGTCTGATACGGGTGAATAAAAACCACGTACCATTTTTCACCATCGACCAGCAGCGGCCGGATCGGCGGCGAACCCGTCTTCGCCATTTCCACTGCCTTATCGATCAAGGTCAGCGTGAACACGTCGGTGACGCCGGTTGCAGCGTTGATCGTGCCATCGTCCGTGTTCGTACCAGGACGGACAATCCTGGCGTTGGCGGTGCCGCTACCGGTCGCGGCAGAGACCGTATTGTGGCCGGTATAGCGGGTATCCGTCTGCACCGTGTAGCCGCAGACTTGGTTGAAAAACCATTGATCCCAGCGGTCGGCCCACCAATCCGAGAGCCCCATCATCGCTTCCTCGCGGATGCTGAATGGGATTCTCTGCTCCGTCATTTTTCCTTCGCTGCGGACTGCGTGGCGGAGCTGGTTGATGATCAAATCGTCGGTGAAAGTGGTCAACGATTCTTCGTTGCCCTCTTGCACACCGTCGCCTTGAGTACCAGCACCAGTGAGCTGGTAGCGCAGCGTGACGCGGACCCTGTCGCCTGGTCCCTTACTCGTCTCGGGCTTGATCTGCACGAGACTGTCGGAGCCAGGGCCCATGAAATTTTTGATATAGCACTTCCGCAAAGCCTCCCTGGCCAGCTTGCGCGACCAGAGTTTCACGGCTTCTACGGCATTCACGCCATATGCTGTGTCTGCCATTGGGGCACACCTTCAGTGATCCCCGCAATTCCGTGCGGGGTGTTGGAGACAATCGGTTGCTAGGTGCGCCGGTTAACGTCTCGGGCTGACGGGCTCCCTCGGTTTAACGACGCAAGGGAGAGCGTCGAGGCCGCCGTTTAACGCCGGGCGGCAAGGCGAACTGTTAGGCGACGTAGGGATCGGCCGTGAGATAGAGGTCCGAGGTCAACGTCATGTTGGTGTTGGCGCTCATGTTGAGCTTGAGATAGCGCCAGGGATGATCGCGCCGCAGGATGTACTGCGTGACAGCGGTTGCGCTCAGCGTCAGCGCTGCCACCGCCACGGTCTCGGGCGCTGTGACGATGGCGTAGGCGATGTTCCAAAAGTTGGTGCCGTCGATGGAGCCCAGGATGTTGACCGTGACCGTCGGCGTGCCGCCGGCTGTCGCGTTGATCTGCAACACCGCCGCGCCGCGAAGGCTGCCGCGATCAATCGTGTTGGTGCTGTCGGCGTTGCCCGTCTGGCCCGTCTGCAGGTTGGCGACGGATGTGAGATTTGGCCCGAGGCCGGTCGGCGCAATGGTAGCCATTTATCCCTCCGCTATAGCTTGCCCGCGCGTTTCATTCGTTCCCACTGCTTATCGAACTCATCGGGGTCCTCGGCCCAGAGGTCCGAGAGATCCGAGATCGTCATGTCGTTGGCGGTCTTGCGCCCCTCGCCGCCCGAGATCGTCATCGACGCGCGCTGGCCGCGCTTGGCGGCCTCGATCTTGCCGTTGGCTCCGTTGACCTTCGGCGCGGCTGGCGTGACGTAACCCCTGGTCTTCGCCGCCTCGTAGTAGAGCGCGGCCGGCGCCACGCCGAGCTGGAAGGCGCGCTGCGCGATGCCGGCGGCGTCGGCCTGCAGGATCGCGGCGCGCATATGCGCCGGGCTCGGGAAGCCCTGCTGGTGCGCCTCCTGCTGCGCGAGCTGGGAATTGTCGGGATAGAGGTGCTGGAGCTCGCCCATGCGGTGCGCCTTGAGATGCTCGCAGGCCGCGTCGTAGTCGCTGATTTTCTGGCCATTGATCTCGACCACGGGCGAGGTCTTGCGGAACTCATTCTCACTCGCCCGGATGTGGTCCCAGAACACCTGCTCCTGATGTTGTTGCTGCAAGTGCTGCTGCGTTGCCGCCGCGCCCCGGTGCGTCTCGGCCAGCGCGCGCTCCAGCATGGCGGTGCGCGCCTGGAAGTGACCGATGGGGTCCTCGTTCACATCCGGGATCTTCGGCTCGTCCTGTGGTGGCGGCGCAGCCGGCCGGCGCGATGCCCTGAGATCCTCGATGAGCTTGTTGACCGCCTGCAGGCTTTCCTCGGCGCGGCGGGCTCGCTCGCGCTCATAGGTGAAGGCGCCCTGCGCGTTGCGGTAATTGCTCTCTAGCTGCTCGTAGGAGAGCTTCGGTTTGTCGGTCGGTTGTTCAGGGTCACCCTCGCCAGGCGATGGCTGAGCTTCAGTGCGTGCGCCTTTGTCTTGAGGCGCCGCCTCCCCTTCTTCGCCTTCGCCATCTTCGCCGAGCTCCTTGGCCAGGTCGGCCCATTGCTTACTATCGTCCGGCAATAGGGGTTCGGTCCCCGGCGCCTCAGGCGCCGTGGTTGCTTTGTCTGCCATGTGCGAGATCGTCCTTCTCTAGTCGTAGAAACCGAGGGCGCGCATCACCGCCTCTTCCTCCTCCCGCTCCTCCTCATCGGAGAGCGGCAGTTCCGCCGGATCTGGCGGCGGCGGTGGTGGCGCGGGCCGCTTGGGGAGGCGTGGCACCTCTGTCGAGAGCGGCGGCATGACCGGCGGCGCGCGCCGGAATGGCATGATCGTCGGCCCGGCCGGCGCCACGTTGACCGGGTCACCCTCGCTGTAGGGCTGATCTACAACCGGCTCTTCCGGCGCCTCGGGCGGTGGCGGTGGCGGCCGGAAGAGGTCCGGATCATCGTAGCGATTGCGGAATGGGAACTGCCGCCGGCCGCGCGTGCCACCACTGCCAGCGCCGCCAGCTACTGCCGCTGAATAGCCCCAGGACACGCCCCACGCGGCGCCCCAGGACCCGCCCCATGCGTCGGCCATGTCACGCAGGCCTCCACGGATCGCCCGCCGTGCCGCTGCCGGTGATGGCGATGCCCTTCACCTGCGTGATGTTGGCGTTGGTGGCCGGCGGCGGCGCCGCGCCCGACGGACCCCACGGGTCGCCCGCCGTACCGCTGCCACCAACCTGGAGACCATTGACGTGCGTGACATTGACATCGGTGACGCCGGCAGAACCGATATCGAAGGCCGAGAGGCGCACGCCCATGTTGTACATTGTCAGCGCCGGGCTCTCGGCGGTGAAGGCACCCGTCAGGTTATTGCGCGTTGCCTTCTTGATCGTCGTGCCGGCCGGGAAGAGCGCCCGATGCGCGGCGTTCGCAATCGATGAATAGCCGAGCGCGATATCGTCTCCTGGATTTACCTTGAGCGCAACGCAGTAGTCTGTATTCGGCGTCAGCGTGACCGGCGTCGTTAGCGGAAGCCCAATCCACCCATTACCAAAATTGACCGTATTCATATGGTTGCCGGTCTCAGTGACGCTGCCTATCGAGGTGGGCGTACCGAGCGGGTCCGAATAGAGCGTAAAGGTAAGGTTCGAATTGGACCTCACGCTCAAAAGGTATGCCTTGAAGGCGTCGAACTGACACGCAAACGGAAGCTGAAAGATCAGGCCCCGTTCATCCGGGTTTGTTGCATCTTGATAGCCTTCTGAGTTTGTTGCCCCCACAAACGCTGTCTGATCGAAATAGCCCACCGTTCCGTCGTCGAACGTGATCAACATCAGCGGCACGTAGCTTCCTGATGTTGACCAGGCGCCGCCTGTGAAGAAGTTGGCGCCAGGAAAGTGCTGCTGGTTGCTGTTCGTTTGTCCGAACGCGCCGGTATTGCCGTAGACGTTTACAGCGACGGTATCGACGCCACCGCGTCCGGTTAGGTCGAACACAACCGAAACCAAATCACCATGCGACAGCGTCTTACTGCCGGTGTCCATCGTAACGGTCGTAAAGTTATTATTGTTTATCGTATCGATACCGCCGGTCAGAGTGCGCTTAACATCAAATACACCATCCGGCCTGGTCGGATTGCCAGTCGCGCTTGTGTCCTGCAGACCAATGTCGAGCGTCGTGGCACCGTTCGCAAATACGACGCTCGTAGACCAAAAAGTGATTGATCCGCCTCCGGCTGCGCTCAGCGTCTTGTTGGTCGCGCGTCCTGCGATGTAGACGCGACCGAACATATGGGTCTTCATCGTCGCCGCGTTCATCGTCGTGACGGCGCCAGCACCAATTAAACCCTCCGATAACTGATAGGGCCACCAGAGCCCCTGCGGGATCGTGACCAGCGCCATCTTATTGCTCGGCGATCTCGGTCATGCGCCCGGTCTTGTCGCGGTTGACCTTAAACCGCTTCTTGGTGGGCTTGCCGTCGCTGCCGAGCTCGATGCCCTTCTCACGCGCCTTGGCCTGCGTCTCGCGCTGGCTCTTCACATCCTGGAAGGCAAGATCATTGCGCTGTTGATGGTCTTGGAAGGCGAGCGTCTCTTGATGTTGCTGCGTGTCGAAGGCGAGCTTTTGCTGGTGCTGTTGGTTTTGGATCGCGAGCTTATGGCTCTCGTGCTGCATCTCCATGTTGTGCTTCTGCGATTGCTGCAGGATCTCCTGGCGGCCCTTCTCCACCTCGATCTGCAGCTTGGCCTTCTCGATCTCAAGCTCGTTGAGCATCTTCTCTTTTTCGAGCTGGAACTCCGCCGCCTGCTTCTGTTGATCGATCACGGCCTGCTGTTGCTGCTGCTCGGCCTTCTGCTGCAATTCGAGTTGCTTGCCCTGCAACTGCGCCTGCGCCTTGACCATGTCGGGATCGGGCGGTGGCGGCTGCTGCGCGGCATTCGTGATGGCTTGATTGATCTTGAGCGCGACACTCGATGGCAGCGGTGAGTACTCGATCAGGATCGTCCAGACTTCCGGCGGGACGTTCAACTTCGCCAACATTGGCATCATGTTTTGCATCATGAGCCAGGTCATCTCTTTTTGATTCGGACTCATGGGCGCGTCGTCGACAATCACGTCGTAGGTCGCCGTATCCGCTTGCTTGACGAGCGGCACATACTGCTCCGTGCTGTCCTTCCCCTTGATGCGAATAAGTCTGCCGTCCGAGATATAGTTTTGAATGAAAAATAACCTCACCCTCCCCTTCATTTTCCGATAGCGCCTGAGTGAATCAAAAAAGGTCGCGAGGATCGCGTATCCGGCTTTCTTGCGCTGCGCCTCCAATACGCCGGGCTGATCGCGCTCAACGAGGCCGAGCATTTCCGGATTAATGCCGCTGGTTTGCGGCAAGTTATTCAAGGCGAATTCCATCATCTTGTCCAAGCCCACGGGAAATACCGCAGGCTGGCGTTCTTGCACCGCCGCTTTTTGTCCGCTTAATGCGCCGCGCTGCAATTCGATGGCTGCATCAGGTTTGCTCCAGTCTTCGAGCGCCTTGCGCGGATTTGAAAACGATCCGGCCTCGTAGAGTAAGCCTCCCTTCGCCGCCGTATTCAAAATGTGCATGATTTGGCAGAAAAATTTGTTGCCCCACATTTGCGGGTCAACCATTGCTCTGACCACGCCATAAAATGTGTTGGCGTTGCGGTCGCGTTTGCCGGTGATGGCTTTAAATGTGAAAGCCTCACACTCGATGTCATCGAGCTCCAGGATGACATCGCCGGCAATGATCGCCTGGCGGTAACGGTTGGTCTGGAGCTTGACGAACGGCGGCGGCTTAATGCCCTGCGCCAACATCATGTCGCCGATGGCCTTGAGTTTGGGCTTATCTACAACGACAGCCTGGCCCGTCATCTCGTCGGCGATCCGGTAGACCTCCTTTTTCTCGATCCACTGAAAGTGCCGGACCCAGACCATGCTCTTGTTGGTCGAGCCGATGGCCTTGGCGTCCTCGCGCTCGTAGTCGTCGCGCGGTCCCGTATGCCCGGTGCCAACCTCATCATCGATGTAGTCGGGCCCGCCGGTCGGTCCCTCTTTGATTTTCGCGCGCCACGCCGGCTTCAAATCGCTCTTGCTGCGCCAGCGCGAGCGAATGACGAAGCGGGCATCGGCGACGTTGCGCTTCTTTGCCTGCGGGTCGGAGAGCATTTCCAGCGGGTCGACCCTGTCATCGACGATGCGACCCTCCGGATCGTCCTCGTAGTCCATCTTGGTTTCAGTCCAGGCCATGCCGCAGATGATGACATCGGCAAAGGCATCCGACTCCTCGTCCTCGGTATCGGCGAGATTGCGCGCCCACTCATCGGCGGCGGTCACGATCTCCGAGACCTGCACATCTCCCTGCTCGCGCGGGCTGTAGCGCACCTCTTGCCGGTTCAGCACCTCGGCGCCCGAGACGGCATCCACCATGGGCGCAATTCTGTTGAAGACGACGGGCTGCCGCATCTGATCGAGGAGCGCGGCTTTATCGTCGGCGGACCATTGTTTGCCCGCGACAAAATCGTAGGCCTGGCGCGCTTCCTGGCGCCATTCGCTCCAGTGCTGCTTGGCCTGCTTTTCCCAACGCTTCAATTTGCGCAGCAGGGTCTCGTCGTCATCATCCTTCGTAGGCCCGGCTTCCGCCGTCCCATCGTCGTCTTGGTCTGCCATTTGTCCTTAGAACCCCGGCGGAAGGATCGGCGGGTCGAGCAACATCGACTGATTGGTGTTGGCGCGGTTAGGCCGGAAGTAGTCGCCCATCGGCATGGGCCCGTAGCGCGGCATCGGATTGCCCGGGATCTCCATGCCGCGCTCCAGCGGCGGGTAGGGCATGTCCATCACTGCATTGGGACCGCCGGCAAGATCGCGTGCTGTGGCTTGCCTGAAGTCGCCCATGCGGAGATTGCCGCCGCCCCGCATGCCACCCATGAATGGAAACCTCGCGCCCGGCATCGCCGACATTGCCAGGGGTATCCCCTGCCTTACAAATTGCTGAAACAACGATGGCGGTGGCCCCGGCGGCGGCTGAGCCGGCGCAAACTGATAGGGATTGGCAGGGTTGGCGTTGAGGCGGTTGCGGAGGTTCGCCATGTAGTCCGCCATCGTCAGGTCGGCCATGTCATTGTTCCACGTACGTGCCGGGGAGCTGCGTCGCGGCGGCGCCGAGGGCGCCGGCAGCGCCGAGCGGCGCGGCGAACGAGCTCCAATCGTAGATCTTGCCCTTCATGAACAGCGCCAGCGCGCGCTCCGGCGAGATCCCCCATCGTGGCGCGACATTCTCCACGATGTGCTTGGCGAGGAGCTCTAACTTCGGAGCGCCGAGCGGGGTATCGACGCCGGTCTGCGGCCCGTACATCGCCCACTCGATGGGTTGCCCCATGCGCGGCGTCAGCCCTTGTGGTCCGTACACGTTTTCACGCAGCCAGGGCCCGAGATCCTGCACCTCGGCCATCGATGCGTCGGCCTTGCGTCCCTTGCTCTCGGGCAGGCCACCGCGCGTCATGTGCAGCCCGAGCTGGCGCGCCTTGTGGCTATCGAAGACGTTGAACTCATCGAACATGCCGAGGCCTGGGACGCGCGGCACGCCAAAGGCGCGGATGTAGGAGGCGACCTTCGGGTTGTCGGAGAGATGCCCGTAGGGATCACCCAGCCACTTGAAGACCGGCGACACCTGGGCGCCGTGATAGGAGTGGCCGGGGATGCCGGTGACGTTCTCGCCGGGGATGTTCGTCATTTCCTCGCCGGAGCCGCCGAACCTCTTGAAAATCTCCGCGCCTCGCTCGGGACCGTGCTTGGCCATCAGGTAGTTCAGCAGACCGCCGCGCGCGAGCTCCTCCGGCACGGGATTGCCGGCCGACATCGGTGATGTGGCGAAGTTCCAGCGCCGGAAGAGCGGCATGGCCGAGGCCGGGCCCGACTCCTCGATCATCTTCGACAGCAGCGGGCGCGAGACGTACCAGCCTGCCATGCCGCGCCAGAGGTCCGGCATATTCCGGCGCACGTACTCGAGCGCCTCCTGCATGCGCTCGGCGTTGGCCGGCGTCATCACCCCGCGCGCCGTCTCCGAGCCGCGCGGGTTTTTCGCCATCGCCAGGAAGCTCTTGGCGGCGATATCGCCCGTCTCCTTGCCGGCAATGTCGGCGAGCTCCTCGCGCGAGGTGCCGCCGAACAACCGGCTGAGCGCGGGGTCCTCTTTCGAGATCAGCGGCCTGACATCTTCGGCGAGCTGCTGCGGCGTTTTCCAGACCCCGGGGAAGATGTCCTCGTCCTTGCGTGCGCCCGTCAGGAAATCGCGCGCGCGGCGCACGCCGGGAATGTTCTTGCGTCCGCCGGCCATGCCGGCGATGCCGACTGCGCCCTCGCCCAGCGCCTCGCCGTAGTCGCCTTGGCGCAGGAGGTCATACAACGATGCCCCGAGCGCCCCCATGCCGTAGCCGGCGGCCGGCAGCATCGCAATGGGTGGCGCGGTGCCGAGCTCGGCGAGCGGACCCGCGACCGGATCGTTAGGCCTGGGCGGCAGGTTGCGCACCTCGTGGCGCGGCGGTGGGGTGAACCGGTAGGGGTCGTAGGGGCCCTGCAGCCAGCGCGGCGCCATGCCCGCGACGATATCCGCTGTGGTGATATCGCCGTCGAACATGCCCATAATTGCGAACATCTCCGGAACAAAAGGCCAAACGTCGTCGAGCTCGGCGCCGCCGATCGTGCCCAGGCTGGACGGGCTCGCTCAGAATTGCTGGTCGAACTGCAGTTGCGGCGTCCAGTAGCGCGGCTGCACGCCCTGGCGGAGCTCGCGGCCGGTGTTGCCGGCACCGCCGATATCGACGCCCACGCGCGGGCGGCCTTGATTCTGCTGCAGAAACCGCATGAACGGGTTAGGCTGCGCCTGGCGGGGCTGCGGTGGCAGTTCCGGCAGCGGGTCCATGAAGTAGCCGGCCGGCGACATGGGTGCGCGCAGGCCCGCCATCGGCACCCGCGAATAGTCGGGCACATAGCCGGGCGTGGGCGCGTACCGCTGCCGCAGAAATTGAAGCCCCTGCTTGCCCTGCTCTGCCTCTTGCGCTCTCACGTCGGCGTTGGGCGGGGGATAGAGCGCCTCAACGCCCCAGCGCACCGTTGGGTCGAGATCCCAGTAGGGGACGGCGGGATTGCCAGGCATTTCTATTAACCTGGGTGGACCCAGTTGCGGTTTTTATTCCACTCCGCAAGCTCCTCCAGCATGGCGTTCATGGTGTTCTCGTCGACAATGCCGGTCGGCTTGATTTTGTTGAACCAACCGCCGCGATGCATGACTTGGAACTGGCGAATGGCCTCCTGCGTCTGATCACCCATCACGCCATCGATTGTCAGATCGCTGCGCTGGATCAGCGCCAGCGACGCCTGCACAAACCGAATCTCGCGCTCGTTCATGCCTAGTTCCATCATGCTTCTCCTGGTTCTGGTCGCGCCTGGTTCCAGGCCATGACCTCACTGATGAGCTCGTCGACCGTCTCCTTGCTGGCGTAGCCGGTGACGGGGAGATCGTTATCGCGCTGATAAGACGTGATAGCGCCGTGCGTCATCGGCCCATATTCGCCGTCGACATCGAGACCGGCAGCATCAACCAGATTGAGTGACGCCTGCACCCACATCAAATCGATGGCGCTTAGTTTCAGCGTTGGCCGTGGCGGCGGTGCCTGGGTGCCAGGCCACACCAGCGCAATCGCGTTGGCGGCCGGGAATGAGGCCACGTTGACCATATCGCTTTGATTACCGCCGCGACACTTATAGTTGCTGCCCTCGGTCGACTCGTACAGCGTCACATGATGCGAGCCGCTGTCCCAGCGGAACACAACGATGCAGCCGAGGCGCGGCTCATCGAGATGCACGCTATTCGGCCACCGTGACCAAGACTCGGCCCACATCCACTTATCGGTGTCGGTCGGCCCGAACACCGGCTTGATGTCGGCCACCGACACACAGTAGGCGACGGTTACACCGCACCAAGCAGTGGCATCGGCTGTGTACTGATCACTGTAGGATTTTTGCTCTGGCCATTTGTCGCCGACATAGCGTGCCATGCCGATAATTTTGGGATTGTCAGCCGATCCGGGCGCCTCGGTCATGCCCGTGATCGAGCGCATGGCGGTGAGCCAAGCCGGCACGCCCGGGTCGGGCGGCGGCGTCGGTGGATCGGGTGGGGACGGCGGCGCGACGCCGGCCTGCGCCCAGGTTTGCTGCAGTTGTTGCGGCGTGCCCTCGTAGCTATTGATGTCGCAGCGGCCGATGCCGTTGATGGAGTGCGGCGAGGGCCCGACGTTGCCATCGGTGAACTGCCACAGCCAGGGCCCGCGTGGCCAGGTCGCCGGCGCCTCGGCCTCACTGCCGTATTGCGCCAGCCACAGGCGCGTGCCGGCCAAATACGAGTCGATGCGATTACCGAGCTGCTCTTTGATGACGTTGCCGGAGTAAAGCGCCGGGCGCTGCCCCGTCTGCTGCTCGACCAGGCGCAAAAACTCCTTCACATCTTGGACCGAACAGCCCTCGTCCTCGTGATCGAGCACCAGCAGGGTATCAGGGCCAGGCATGGCATTTTCGAGAAAATGGTCGACCTGGCGCTGCACGTTGCCCGGCCGAAAGAAGTGATATGCACCCCAAAGTAAACCGACAGCCTTGGCCTGGCGTCGCGACTCATCATACGTCGGATCGACGTAGTCGTCCGATTCGGTCGCCTTATAGATCACGCCCCAAATGCCATCCCTTTTGGCGGCGCCCCAATCGATCTCACTGCCGTCGTCGGTGTTGTGATGCGAAAGGTCCACCACATGCGGGAAGATTTCGGTCATTGCCAGTTTCCACACCAATCGTTGGGACCAACCTCAGGCCAAACGCGCCCGAGGAGTTGACCGCCGCCGCCCATCTGTACGTACGGAGGGATGGCGCGGCAGCGCGTCTTGCCGTTTTCCGTGAAGTAGTACTGACAGGTCGAACACATCTCGCCGGCCGGCGGTGTCGCGCGCGGCGTCGGCTCCGCTTCTGCCGTCTTAGATTTTGTCGGCGTCATCTCTGCGTGCCTTTTGAGTTGTCAATACAGTGTTACCCACCCTTGCAGGATCATGACGGTTGTGCCAACAGTACAAGTCTGCCCCTGTGGCGGAAGGCAGGGAAGCAGGCGCTGCGGCCGTTCATCCCCCTCGGCCGCCCCGCAGCCCGGGCGAGAGTGGCTGCCCCCGGTCGCTCTCGCCTCTCACATTGCGAGAGGCCAAAATCATGATGAAATGTGATGTCTGCGGCGCCGAACGCGCCTCCGTCGACTGGCGTCAAGAGCAAGTGCCGGTCAAGCTCGGCGAAGACGTTGAAGTGACGATTTGTCCGACTGTACCGGTCGTATTCTGTGACGCTTGCGGTGAGGCCTACACGGACGAGCGCGGCTGTGACATTCGCGATGAGGCCGTGACCAAGCTCCGCATTGCCTACGAGGCGGGACGACTGAAAGGATTCATCCCGGAGGGCGTATGACCCTGACATTTTTCGAGCTCGCCAAGAGACTCGATGAAATTGTTGATATGCTGCGTATTGAGACCCATTCGCCTGCCGCGCTCGCGCTTGTGATTGATACTGAAGGCGGCGTGCATTTCACCGTCCAAGGCGACCTGGAGCTCATCACCGTGGCCGACGTGCCCGCCATCCTGGTGCGCGTGGCGCTGGCGGTGGCGGAGGATCTTCGCGAGAAGAAAACGCTGAGAGGCAAACACTGATGGCACGCGGCGGCGGCAGATACGGTGGCGTGGCCACGGAGGTCTTGCTGGAGACCCAGGCCGACGGCATCATCATGATCGTTCTCAACGGCAACCTCGGCAGCGGCTTCTCCGTCGCGGTCGCCGAGGACATCGTCCTCAACGTGCCGAACGCCTTGCGGCGGCTCGCCGACGAAATCGAGCAGGATCTCGTGCTCGGCGCCGACAGCGTGCAATGAGCATCCTGGATGCGCTCATGATCATCCTGGGCGTCGTTGCCGCTCTTGGCATGCTGTTCGCCGTTTTGGCGATGTTGGTGCTCGGCGTGCTCATCTACAAACACGGCAAAAAGGTCAAAGGGCGCGGTATGCGCGAGGTCCCATGATCACGCTAACACTGCCGCCGACCATGATTGAAGAGTGCATTCGCTTTACACGGCTTACCCGTAACGTGACGCGGCGCGTGCTGCTACGTGAAACCCTTTCTGCCGACGACAGACGCAGATTTGAGGCCGCACACAGCTCGGGTGCCGATTTTCTTGACGCCCTTCTCGCCTACAAACGGGACCAACTCTAATGGGTCGTGAACAACGCGCCAACGCCGAGCGCCGCGCGGAGATCCGCAGAATAGCCCAGGAGCTCACGGGACGCGCCGTCGATGACGGTCAGATCGTCATGCTCGGCTTCGTCACCATGATCTCGATGGTTTTTCGCGACCAAGTGCACGAGGTGCCGAAAGAGCAACTCAACCAACTGCGCCTCGCCTTCTTTGCCGGCGCGCAACACCTGTTTGGCTCGATCACCAGCATGCTCGATCCTGACGCAGAGGCGAGCGAGCGCGATTTAAAGCGCATGACGCTGATCGCCCACGAGCTCAACGCCTTTATCGATGAGTGGAAGCAAATTCACGGCATCACCGATCCCGACGTTGGCTACCACGGGCCACCGGAGACCAAGCAGTGATCAGGGCTTGCTCTCGTGCAGCACGCAGCGCTCGACCAGCGACTTAACCAGTTCGCTGCGATGTTGCTCGGCGGTGCTGATGTTGCTGAGCAGCACTTTCGCCGAGTAGAGCCCGCCCAGCAAAAACATGGCGTTGACGACGATCAGCGCCAGCGCGAGGGGTTGGCTCTTCAGCCCGTCGACCACATTGCTGGCGATTTCTTTGCCGTTCATGGGCGTTTCGTCGGTAGTTTGCTTTCCACCATCGCGCACGGCTCCAGCACGGTGAGAAACTTGCCGTCGGCCAGATTGATAATGCAGTGCACATCCATGCTCAAGAGGCGTTTCGCCCGGTCCTTTTGCGGCGTGCGCAAGCCAACGATGTGGTTGGGATTGATCTGCACCAGCCCGCCGTCGAGCGTGTGCAGTTCCACCAGATCCATACCGCGTGCCTCATACCAGATGAGAAACACCATCAGCGCCGCCACCAGCACGATGAAGACGGCGCGCGCGATTAAGCCGCCCATCAAGCCTCGCCCATGAAGTTGCGTATATACGTCTTGCGCAGCGCCTCGCGTGCAAGTTTGCGTGACCATAGGCGCACCGCCTCGTTGGCCTCCAGCGTATACAAATCCACCGCAACCTCGGGCGGCAACAGCGCCGGCAATACCTTGACCGGCATAATGTTGGCCACGCGCACAATCGCGGGCGCCGCCAAGAACCCAAACACCCCCGACAGAAAGCCGCGCCGGTCTAGGCTGCCCACGCCGAGCTCCTGGTGGTGCGGCGTTTGTAGCGATCGACGGTGGGCGGGACAAATTCGGGCATGAACCCGCAGGCCCCGGTCATGTAGGCGTCGGCCCCATGGCTCGCCCAATTGTGCAGAGGCTCCGACTTGTACGTGCCGAGGCGCTCGTCCCAGACCTTGGTGTAGTTGTCGAGGCATCGCACACCTTGCGCGCAATTCGCCTCGTCGATCCAGCACATGGCTAACCAATTGCGCGCCGCCTCAATCGCGTCGGCCTTGTTTTGGATGCGGGGGACGACGATGAAACTGATGCCGAGGTTATATGCCACGTCCTTAATTTTCTCTCGCCCTGGTAATACCCAATGGGAGGCGTCCAGATCGTGAGGCCCGTAGTGTCTGCCGTAGTGCCATCCGTTAACATCAGCAAGGCGTCGGAGTTCGTTGACGTAGTGGGCGACGCCTTCACCGGTATCCTCCAGGTAGTAGATGAAATGGACCATCTGCCCGTGGCTCTGAAAAAACCAGACCGCGGTGTTATCGGATTTGCCGATATCCCAGCAGGTGTGCACGGGCCGGGTGATGTCGCAGGTGACGCGCCCGAGGCGCCGGTCCTCGCGCATCTTGGTCATCTGCGCGCGGAAGTAAGCACCCTCAAGCGAGATTTTAAACGCCTCTTCCGCCGTCGAGGGATACTCACGCCACATATGATCAGGACCAATGGCGCGTTGTCGTGTGACGTACCAGGCCTTTTGCTCGGGCGTGAGATCGATGCCGTTTTTGGCCTTGAGGGTGGCGAAATACTCCTCAATCTCCTTTGAAAGCACGACCACAGCAGGGTCTTCGTTGTAGGTCTCGTGCTCCCACCAGGGCAGGAAAATCAGCCGAAACTGTTGGTCCGCAAGAGGTCGCCCGGCTTTGGCCGCAGCATCGGCGTCCTGCACGAGGTCGTAGAAATCGCCGGCCGCGCCTTCGGCTGTACTTTCAACGAAGACCAACGAACCCTTGTGCACAGTACCGAACGCCCCGGTCCGTATTTCCTTAGACCGCTGGGGAGCGGTGGCGGAAATTTTCCCCATCTCGGATACATGCAGTATCTGGAGCGTGCCACCGCGATGACTGGTTCCCACGTCGATGCGAGACCCGTTGCTCCACTCCAGAGATGTCGCATTGTCGCTCACCAATCTGCGGATCGATTTAATCTCGCGCGGGAGCTTCTCATAGGCAAAGCGCACCTTGTCCAGTTTTTTCGTGGCATCGGTCAGGGTCGCGTCGATCAAGCCGCAGTGGGTGTTCGAGTTGAAGAGGCAAGCATCGAGCATCAGGATTGCAATGAACGTGCTAATCCCACGCTGCCTGGCCTTCAGTACGAGGTTCCAGTAGTGCACCTGCGACCACAGCGCCCTTTGCGCTTGGTTGCGGGTGAAGATCACTTCCTGGCCGCGCTCGTCGACAATCGAGTAGAGGTTGTCGAGGCGCCATTCGCGGTCGGCAAAGTAGGCGACGTTGTCAGCCATCAGTAGCCCCCGCGCCGATAACGCGCCTGGGCATCGGGTGGCCCGGTGTCGCCGGCAATGTCATCCCAGATGCTGCCGGCCTGCATGCCAGAGCTCATCCCAACCGGGATCGCGGGCAGCGCCTGCCTGAAGAGATACGAGAGCGGCAGCCCTACGCCATAGCGCGCGCCCATGTAGGCACCAGCGCCCATACCACCTGCCAAAGCTAGCGGGGCCCCGGCACCAAGGCCTGCCGCCGAACGCGCCCGGCGCATGTTCTCTCTGGTCTGGCGATCAAACAGGTCCGCTTTTTCCGGCGAGATCACGCTGGGCGCGAGCTTGGCAACCTGCTTAGCCGCTAGACCCGACATTCCCAGCGGATTGGCAAAGCCAGACGCAGCGCCCGCGAACTGCCGGCGCCACCAGGCACCGATGTCCTCCGGTTCTGGATTGGCGAGGTAGTCCTCATCGGCCATCGGGTTGCTGCTTCAAGAGTTGCTGGGAGAACAAAAAAAATTTTGCAGATTTGGCGGGGTGACCCCCCTGCCCATGCAAGTGCACCCCCCCCCCGGCCTCCGGACCCATGGGGGGTCGATTTCCTAGCAAAAAGCATGCTTTTTTGCCCATCCACTCCTGCTCAAAGGGATGGGCCAGACCAGCGCTATCAACGCCTTAGGTCGAGCTCGTCGGGTTCGGTGAACCCAGAATGGGTCGATTCACGCTCAAGTTGCGCCGCCATCTTCGCCCGGCTCTTCTCTGAGCGACGGCAGTCGCGTCATTTCATGCTCAATCACATGGCCATTGCCGTGACCATTGCGCGCTGGGATCGAGCGGCTATCGCCATCGTGCTGCTGCAGCAAGCGCGAGAGCTCGGCGCTCACGCCAAACAGCATTTGCCCTTCGATCGGCTGTGAGGCTTTGCCGAGTATCCTGTCGAAACACTCACGAATGGCCGCAACGCGCGTCATTTCGTGCTTGGCGTATTTAGTCAAGCGCACGAGCTCATTGACCATATCGGGCGCATGCAATGCCAATGCGGCCTTGATGTCCGCATTTGCCTTGCTGCGCGGGCTGCCTTTCTTGCGGCCCGCATTGGCTGGTCGAGGCTGGCCTTTGACGAACGGCATTTACGTTATGACTGCATGTGACTTTAACGGGCAATCACGTGCAAAGCGCATGTTATGAGATGCCGGATTGGATCGATTATCACGCCGTATACATGACCCCTCGCGCCTACCACCGAAAACGCGAGGACACGGGCTGGCTGGCATCGATCAATCCTTGGTTTGCTGGGATCTCCGGCGAAGCCCCTGGATAGCCGCCCATGCACTACCTTTTCGAACCAGCCTTAATATCGTCGTGCTTCATTTCCGGCACTGGCTTAGGCTGAGCTGCTTGCTCCGGAGGTTTATTGGCATCCTTAACGGCTTTGGATTTATCCTCCATCGCCTTTTCCTCGGCCTTGAAGTCGACAGGTGCCAGATCCATTGGCGAAAACTTATAGACCCCACCGGCCGGCGCGCCTTCGAACGTGCAGGTGATGCCGCTATCGTCGATCTCCATGATGATCATCGGCACCTTGACGCGCTGCTCAGCCGGAACTGCAGCCTGGGGACGATGATGCACCCAATCACCTACGGCATAATCGGTCATTTCAGCCTCGCTTGTTGATAGGGGTGCCGCTAACGTAGGCGCCGCCGTAGCGATCGCCTTCCTTTTTTTGACGAATGCCACTGCCTTTGTCCGCTTCGTTGAATTCTTTGGCGACGCTTTGGGGGATGCCGGCTTTGGCGGCGAAGGCTTTGTCGTGCGCGGCGGCCGCCATGAAGCGCGCTTGCGCTGGACTTTTGGAGGGCATGGCTTGGCCTTTGCTTTAATAGGTTTGCTTTTTGGGTTGCGACGCGGGCGCCGGACCATCGGGATCACTCCTGACGCCGCCCGAGCCGGCTTTTGAACCGTCCTGATACTGTTTGCCGCCCCGGTTCACATTGTCGTTCCCCGAGTACGTGTCCGACCTCGGGGCAATCGAGTCCTGTGTTTGGCTCGCGAAGCTGTCGTGCTTCGGCATCTTCTGCGTTGACTTGTGCAGCGGCATCTGCGGCCTCCTTTGCTCGGCGCTCAGCCAGGATCTGGTCAAGGTTGTAGGTGCGCGGCATGGCCGGGCCCTTTTCGAACAGATTTTTACGGATGGAGTTTTCGAGTACATCCGGGGTGCCCCCACTGTCAATGGAGGAAATGCCCATGATCGCCGCCTTGATAACCTTGGTGATCTACTTGCTGGTGATCGGCTTGGTCATCTGGCTGCTGACCTATCTGATCGATGCCATCCCAATCCCCGAGCCATTTCGCACGGTGGCGCGCACCGTCTTGATGGTTGTTGGCGTGCTGATCTGCATTGTGCTGTTGCTGCAGTTTGCCGGCGTGAGCGACGGAGGCTTGCCAAGGCTGACGCGTTAAGCGTAAGCGGGGTCCCAGCTCCAAAGATGAGGGAGGTTTGGGCTGAGACCCCTGTTGCCAGCGCCGTCAGCGGGGAGCACAGGGCGCCGACAATTCGCAATCATTCCTCGAACAGATCGAGGGTGTGCTTGCAGCGGTCTTGATCAGGCTCCTCCTCCGTAGCACTGCGCCGGGCGCAAAATGCCGTACAGGTTGGGCGCCCATCACCATCATATTTCCACTCCGGCGGATAATCTTTTTCGCCAATATTGAACAGGACCGCATTTGTTAAGACCGCGCACGTCGTCTGATCCTCGGTGCAGTGATTGCAGAACCGTTCCATAAAAATCATGCCCTCCGTGCCATTGCTGGGACGGTAGGGTTCGCCGGCACAGTCCGGATAATGCACGGGCATCGAGATCACTCCTGGGCTGGCGTTGACGCAACATCATCTTCATCACTTGCAAGCGGGTTCTCCCGGATAGTTTGGATGGCGATACGCGCGGCCTCGCGATAGTACTCGCCGAGGTGTTTCCAATCGTCATTCCACTGCGCCAGTTGGCTTTCATCCTGCACTTGGTCATATGCGAATAGCGCTTTGGCAACCTTATCGACGAGCTCGCTCATATTTTTTCTCCGGCGCGATATCGATGTAGATGCTGAATGGCTCTTCCTTCAATGCGGCATCAGCCAATGCTCTGAACACGGCCTCGAACCTGCGGTAGCGTGTGGTGCCATGCGGCGTGATCTGCATCGCCGAAAACAAGGCATCAAGCAGCATGTCAAGCTCTTGTCGTCTCCAGCGCATACGTGAACTCCATTAACACTGGCGCCCGCCCGGTCGAACGAGCGCCAGCAGGCTTTTCAGCAACATCCGCCTCGGCCCATTGTTGGGGCGCGGGCGTAGCACAGTCCCACTTCCATCCTTTCGAGCAACAAGGGGAATGCTCGCCGCTTGCTGCGAGGGCGAGCTTGCCGCACGAGCGAGGCGAGCGCGATGCTCAGCATGGACGCGCGCTCTCACTGCGTACCAATCAGCCCAATTACGTTTGTCCTCCTCAACGGCCACCAGATGCGGCTGCGTTGGTAAAAGGTAGGGGTTCGACGGGATGTTGTCGTATTGCATCGAGCTCCTCCTTCGGCACCGCCTGCCACACCACCGCCTTGCGGCCCGAGTGCGTGCGGCGCTCGATGCCGCTGTCGCGCACGAGACCAGCCTCCACGAGCTCGACGCGGCGCGGCCGTTGCGTTGATGGGTTCATGTCGAGAATATCCTGCATCTGCTCATCGGTGAGACCGCTGGGCACCTCGCGCAGGAGCGTCAGGATTTTAGCGCGCTGCGTGCCGGCCGCCGGCTCAGCGGCTTCCATTGCCGCCCGGCTGGTCGCACTGCCGCGCACAAACTTGCGGCCGAATAGATCGCCTTGGTCGTCTTTCATTTTTTCTCTGGCTTGTAATGCGGCTCCGCGACCGATGTGTAGATGAGCTCCACCGCTGCGTTTTTATCGACCGGTCGGCGCTGCTCTAAATCGTCCCAAACCTCATTTTCCAAAGACTGCTTTCTCTCCTCACGCCGCGCCGCGCGTAATTGTGCCAGGTTCTCCAACTCGCGGCCGTGCTTTCTCTCAGCGCGCAGTTTGTCTGCTGTTGCAACGTACGCCGCAGCACTTTTGGAGGAGCGGAAAATCTCACGCGCCCTTGCTGCGTGTTCCTGCACGCGCGGATCTGTCAGCAACCGCAATCGTCGTTTTTCATACCAGGCCTTGCTTCTGCTTCTGGCCATGTCACTTCACCAATCTGAAATGCATGGCGAGATTGCCCAGCCATTCACGCATGGTGCCGAGCGCGTAGGCCGGCACTTTCCTCGAGTTTGCACCGTAGGTATTGGTGAGCTCGTGCGTGATCTCAGCCAGCGATGGCATGTCCTCGGTCTGCGCCACGGCGCTCACCAAGATCACGGCATGTTTGCGATTGAGCCGGCGCTCGCCGATCTCGTCGTAGACGCCAACGGCGGCAGTAAGGGCGTCGCGCAGCCTGATGGTATTGCTCTCGGGCCGCCGGCCCCCAACGAACGACGCCCTTCCCTCAAAATCAATGATCCACCCCGTTAAGCGCCGGCCGAGGCGGTCTGCTTTACTGTGGGGAGCGTCGCCCCGGCCGGCATCGTCGCCATAGCTGGAGATACCTGACGAGGAGGGCATCTCCGCCATGACGAGCATGCGCAGCATATCGGCTGCTGCGTATTGGTCGAATGAAATTAGCTTTTGTTTGTGCAGGCGATCAGCAAGGCTCAGCACACGCTGGCGCACTTGCCCGGCATGGGCTGTCGGTTCCTCGCTGATCTCGCGCATGATTAGCTCACGATCTCATCAACGTCGGACTCGGTTGCCATCGAGCGGAAGGCGAGCGAGACAAACTTCGTGCCGTGCTTGTCTGACCGCACCCAGCCGCGCACCTGATAGGCCTGCCCGTCAATTTCGCAGTCACCCAAAAAATCCGAGTGATGCGGTAGCTCTTTCGTCATGTTTTTGAAGATCGCGCCCGTGCCGGCGTCGCCGGGGCGGAGATGTTGACTCAAACCCATTACGTCCTCCTACCGCGCTGGCTTTACCTATCGGAGATCGAGGGCGCGCCCACGGGCACGTGGATCGTCTCCAAGTCTTCGAGCTTGAAGGCTCCCGTGAAGGCGCGCATGCCAAACTCCCGCCGCCGCCCCGGATGCCCGCTGGTCGGCGCCCGAGGTTTAGATCCTGCCGGCGTCGAGGCGGTCGGACCGCCTGTCCGCCCGCGCAATCCAACCGAACGGAGCTCGCCGAGTGGAACACCGGCTGCGCCGCCAATGGTGCCCGCCACTTCACCATTACTCCTCGGCACGAGCTTGCGCCGCCCGAGTTTGTGAATGGCTTGTTTGCCCTCCTTGCCGCTCGGCAGCACCGTGCGTTTGAAGCTGGTGGCGACGTGCCCGCCGCCGAGCGTGAACTCGAACGGGGGAACTTTCTTGCCTTGATCAAAGGCAATCAACGCAAGTTGCGCGGTGCGCGGCGTTAGGTAGGTGTAACGCAGGCCACGGCGCGGATCGGTAATCCTGATCGATTGCAGATCACTCGCGATGTGATCAGCCCACGGCGCCGCTCGCTTCACCGCATCGCTCACCATGCAGTGAAATGAATTGGCCCGGCACGCCGTGGCAACAATCTCCTCGGTGACCTTGACCCTGATTTTTGGCGCCCTGAAGCTGCGCAACCTTTTGACGGCTAGTCCGCCTGTGGCGCCCTTCGTGATCTGCGTATTTTTTAGCGACATGAGAACCTCCTTTGGTTAGCCGCTATTGCAGTTTCCATCGTTGCCTCCTTGGCTCGGCTTGAACTTGCCTTCCGCGATCATGCGTGCCGTATAGGTGCCGATGCTTTCGCTGGTGTCGCGGATGGTGGTGGTGTTGGCGGGACTGCCAAGCCGGCTGGTCGACTTAGAGTAGTAGCTGCCATCAATGAGCTTATTGAATGAGCTCGCGCGCAGCACGAAGTCCAGGTTGGCGCGAAAACCGCTATCGTTCTCTCCGCGCAGGAACGGGCTCGCTTTGAGATTGTCGAGCGCTCGGTGCCAACCGGTGAGGCCACCGTGCTCCCTGAGGCGCGCCTTGAGGAGCTGCCGGCGCGATGGTGTGAGCGTTGAGGCTTGGGGAAGACCGAGTTGGAGGGCAAGTGAGTTGTAGCTAGTGAAGGCTTCCAGGGCTTCTAGATCATGGTTGTGTTCGTGTTCTTTGTTATACAGTGCGCCCTTTTCCGTCCCGGGGGTGTGCCCATCGTGCGCCTCCGGCGTGCCCTGCTCTTGCACCCAGCGCTGATATCTTGCGTAATTCAGGATGGTTATGATCTGCGCGCGTGTGCCCTCCTGGTGCCTGAGGGCGACCATCTCAGCGTGCTCTAGTCGGCCCAGGAAAGTGCGCACGGCTTTGTGCGACCAAGCCCAATCATGCGCGAGGGCTCGGATGCTGCCGTAGAGCTCGCCGCGCCGGAGCTCGCCCGCGCCTTCCTGGAGCCAACAGGCGTGCGAGATTAACCATTGCCAGGCTTCGAAACGGCTATAGCGTCCGCCGCTGCCGCCATTGCCGGCGCCAACGATTGGATGCTTGAACATCGCGTGAGAAACAGCGAACCAGCCGTTGACGCCGAGGCCGCTTGCGTCGTATCTACGCGGACGCATAAAAGCTCCTTTCGGTTGAGACTTTGTGTTCCCTTCTTTGACTTCCCCTCCACTGCAACGGCGCGGCCACAAACCGCGCCGTCTCCTTGTGCCTCACATCAGGCCTGGCACCGGATAGCTTTGCCGGGGGGAAGCTGGGATGCGCAAAAAAGCTCTCAGGCAGTGCACTTCGCAGTAGGGCAAGCCAGCAACGCGGGGCTGTCCGCAATAGAGCGGCGCGTGATTGGCCACCGCTTCTGAGGCCTCGCCCACCGGCCAGCGGCAGTGCTTGCTCTGAAGCTCGTCGTGGCTGATCCGGGCGATATCCCGCGCCGGCCGCACAGAGAACACCACCAATGGCGGCTTTTTCGGCGTGGCCCCAACGGTGGTGCAGGCCTTGCGCGCGTGACGGTTTCGCTTGGCCTGCGCCTGCTGCTCCAGCTTGTGCTGTGGCTTTTTCCGATTCGGATCGTTGCGTAGCCGGCGGTGCATCATGCCGATCACCGCATTCCTGCTGACGCCGAGCTGATCGCCAATCCAACGCGCCGATTTGCGCTCGCGCCACCAAGTCTTGGCTTGTTCGACGGTGGCCTGGCTCCAGTCGGACTTGCTGCGGCCATGAAAGCCCGGGCGCACCACCGCGCGCTGCTCCGGCGTCATGAAGCGCCAACCCAACTTGTTGGCATGGAAACGACAGCCGTGCGCGCCACGTTTGAGAACCGCGCTCGCCTCGTACATGGTCGCACCCTCGGCGAGTAGCGCGTAGAGGCGCGCGTCCTCCTCCTCGGTCCACGGTTGGAAGCGCGGGTGGTCCTTGAATTTGACGCCGAGCAAGCGCGCCCGCTTCACAGTGCCGTCGTAACTGCGGCCTAATCTTTCGGCCGCCACAGTGCGGCTGATGCCGAGCGCCGCGTATCTTTGTAAGGCCTTGTCCTGCGCATCTGTCCATAACGGTGGGAGCCAACCCATCGCCTAACCCCAACGTGCCCCGCTGCACGAGCATGCCCAACCTCCCAAGCGCGTGTGGCTCTTTGCACGCGCCAGCCGTGATTTGGTCTTAGGCAGTCGGCTGAACGTCGACTGCGCGTTTCTTGCGAGTTGGGCGCTGCCTTCGCCGCTTGCGCTTGTCACTCATGGCGATCAAGTCCGTGGGACTGACCCGGATCTTGCGTCGCCTAGCCGCCTTCAGCAGTCGCTGCCAATGATGCGGGTGCACAAACGAGCGCCCGTACATTGCCGCCGCAGCCTCGTAACCGATGCGCAATTCTTCAGCGAAAGCTGCTCGGTCGGGCCATTGTTCGATGAGCTCCCGAAAGGTTCGCACTGGCGTGCTCCTCGGTTGCCCTCATGCATGTACAGATTGTGCTTCCCGAACAAAGCCTAGGCAGGGTACAGCGGACTTGTCAATGCCGGGCGAACAGGTGACACTAGCGCTCCAGGTGGGGAGCGCCCGGACATGAGCACACTTGCAGCAAGACTAAAGCGCGCGCGCAAAGAGGCTGGCTTCGATACCGCGACTGAGGCCGCCGAGAAGTGCGACTGGAACCCCAACACGTATCGCTCGATTGAAAACGGGACGCGCGGTCCTGGTTTCGAAAATGTGATCGAGTACGCAGATACGTTTAACGTGCGACTTGATTGGTTAATGACCGGGCGCGGGCCGATGCGCCGAGGAACAACTAGGCAGGTCCCGATATTTCAGTTAAGTGACATTCTCGGTCGTACCAAATCGTACGGTCCCAACTCAGTGATAATCAGGGGGGATGCCAGAGGGTATATTTCCGTGCCCGAGGAACAAGGTGTTACGCGGCATACCCGCGCCTTTGTCGTCGTCGACAGGAGCATGGTTGATCCCAGCGGCTCCGAACACTCCATCTACCCCGACGACCTCGTCGGCATCGAGCTCGGCGCCCAAGCCTACGCTGGCTGCGTCGTGCTGGCCGAGGTCAAAGGCGAGTTCGTCTTCCGCAAGGTGCAGATCAGGCGCACGAGCGAGAGCGGCAAGCCCACCCAGGTCGCCCTGGTGCCACTCAATTCCGACTACGCCACCGAGATCGTACCCGCCCACGCTATGGTCGGCGTCAAGCTTTGGCTGCAGCGGCGCGACCGCCGCCCCTCCTCTTAACCAAAGTCGGCTAACCCCTACGCCTAAATAACAGTGCGCGTAGCACTGGCTGCGCCCTGGCATATTGCGCCTAAATTGTGCGCGCAGTACTGTTTGTGCTCATCAACAAGCACGCAAAGGGGTACAGCATCATGCCGGATCTGACCGTCGTGCAGGGTGGCAAGAAGTCTGACGAAGAGCTCAACCTCGAATACGCGCAACGCCGAGGTATCAGCGAGCTCAACAAACTCCAAAGAGAGCTCGGCCTTGAGATCGATGAGGTGCACTCGCTGCGCGCGCGCCACCGCGTGCTGCACACCATGCTGCACCTGATCGAGGTGCACGGCAGCGAGACTGCCGCGCGCTTGCTGCGCCAGGAGCTCGAATATCTGGAGGGTTTGCTATGACCACCGACATCGTCAAGAAGACGGAGAAGGCGCCCGCCACGAGCGATACCGCCGCGCTGATTGAGGCTATCACCAAGGCGTCGCGCGATCCCAAGGTCAACATCGACAAGATGCAATTCCTGCTCGACACCAGGCGCGCCATGCTGGACGAGGAGGCGCTGGTGGAATGGCGCGACGCCATGACGGCAGCCCAGGCCGAGATGCGGCCCATCAACAAGGATCTCGCCAACCCGCAGACGCGCAGCCGCTACTCCTCGCTCGCCGCGCTCGATACCGCCATTCGCCCGATCTACTCCTCGCACGGTTTTGCGGTGACGTTCGACACCGAACCATGGGAGGGCAAGCCCGAGCACATCCTGGTGGTCGCCTATGCCGAGCGCAGCCGGCACAGCCGGCGCTACCAGATCCCCATGCCCGCCGACGGGAAGGGACCGCAGGGTCGCGATGTGATGTCGAAGACGCACGCCACCGGCTCGGCCGTTAGCTATGGCCGGCGCTATCTGCTGTGCATGATTTTCAACTTGATCACCGCCGACGACGACGGCAACCGCGCCAGTGGCTATCACGGGCCGCCAGGTGATCGGGCTGACAATTACGTTGAGCCGCGCGCCGAGCACACGCGCCAGGCCATGGGGCAAGCGAAGACCAAAGATGATCCGCCCCCGGCCATCGATGAGAAGGAGCTCGCCGAGCTCAAGAAGCTGATGGTGAAAGCCGGCGTCGCGCTGACGGGCGAGCAAGCCATTTGTGAGTTTTTCAGCGTCGAGAGCTTGCAGGATCTCAACCTCGACCAATTCGAAGACGCCTGCCGGCAACTACGCGCCCGCGCCAAGGAGCCCAAGCCATGATCACTGAAGAGGAGCGCGCCTATGCCCTCGCGCTGGAGCAGAACACGCCGGAATGGCTGCAGTACAAAGTCGGCAAGGTCAGCGCCTCCAAGATCTCCGACATCACCGCCAAGCTCCGCAACGGCATCCCGAGCGCGAGTCGGGCGACCTACCTGGGCGAGCTCATCGCCGAGCGGCTGACGGAGGTGCGCACCGACAACGTGCGCGTCACCCCGGCGATGGAGTGGGGCACGGCGATGGAGCCGGTGGCGCGCAAGGCCTATCAGTTCCACGCGATGGCGCTGGTGCAGCGCGTGGGCTGCGTATTGCATCCCTTCATCGACGGTGCGCTATGCAGCCCCGATGGTCTCCTCGCACCCAATGGCATGGTCGAGATCAAATGCCCCAATACCAACACGCACGTTGATTTTGTCTTGGGTGCCGCCATTCCCTCCCGTTACCTGCAGCAAATGCAATGGCAACTGGCGTGCACGGGACGGCAATGGGTCGACTACGTCTCATTCGATCCGAGGCTGCCGGAGCACCTGCGGCTCTGGGTGCAGCGCGTCCCGCGCGACAACGAGATGATCGATCTCCTGGAGTGGGAGGTCAAATCCTTCCTGTACGACCTGGAGCAGCGCCTCGCCGCGCTCGGCAAGATCGACGCTACCGAGGTGGCCTATCAGACCCGCCAGGCCGAGGTCGCCGCATGAACCAGCCCATCTCCGAACAGTTTCGCCTCGTCGCCAAGGCATGGGCGGACGCGGAGAGCGCCGCCCACCTGTTGGAGGAAACCAAGACGACGGTGCTGGAGCAGAGAAAAACTAAGCTGATCGAGGCGAGCGCCGCCAAGGTGAGCGAGGCGGCGGCCGAGCGCCTGGTTAAGTCCAGCAAGGAGTGGGCGGAGTTTGTGCACGGGATGTGCCGGGCGCGCAGCAAGGCAAACCTACTCAAGGTTAAGATGCGATATGTGGAAATGCGGCACCGGGAGTGGATCGGCCACAACGCCGATGCGCGCCAGGAGATGCGGCTGGGGGTGGTCGATCCATGATCATGCTGGATGTTAGCGGGCCCCTGCTTTTCGCTGGGCTATTCGTGGCCAACCTGCTGGTGGCCCTCCTTGCCCTCGGCATCGTGCATGGCCTGGAGGCCTTCCACAGGCGCCGGAACCGGCGACCGTGACCACGGGGCACCGCATCAAGGTTAAGCACTACCGGCTCGACAAAGCCGGGCGCCTGGTGCGCACAAACTATCACAAGGATGTATCGGCCAGGCTGCGGGAGCGCGGCAGTAAAAAGGTCCGCGTGGTCAAACCGAACAATGCTATGAGTACAGGGCGAAGGCAACGAAAGGAGACGTAAGATGTGGCAATCATTACTACGCAAGAGCGGATACGACCCCGCCAAAGTAAGAGACGGGACAACCAAGCTTGAGGCCGGCGAGGTCACGCGCCAGGATCTCAATGGCAGCATCGTGGGCGACCCCTGCAATTGCTGTGGCGCGAAATTAATAAGACGTACACTGAATGCGGAGATGGCTTGGGTCGGCGCTGAGTTTGCGATCGTTGTGTACAACAAAAACCGGATACTCCGTTATCGGCATAACGGCGGCATCCCATCGCGATTCGACCAGGGGTTCTTTCCTCTCGGTGTGCCGCTGCGCCTGAACCCGCCGGCCAAGTATGAGAAGCTTGGTAGCGCACGGCATCAAGAGAACCGCAGCAAGGTCCCGCCCGAGAAGCGCAAGGTGCCCTTCAAGAACCGGTTCCCGAGCATCGTTGGGCAGTTCCGGCGCTGAACCTGGAACTGCGGCAAAATCGTGATTTGTCAGTGGGGAGAAGACTTAACCTCTTGGAGATGAGGGAGAAAGCGCGTGGCGAAATGGACACGGCTACTCCTTATTCTGTGAGCATGTTGGCAAAACGCTGGAACTGCTCGCGGTCACATATACGTAATCTGGTCAATGCGGGCCGGCTCCAGCACTTCAGGATAGGCCACTTGGTCCGCATACCAGCACACGAGGTGGAAAGATGGGAAGCGCAGTCGAATACACAGTCGGGGGTCGAACCTACCGCATCGGCAACCTCACCGGCAGAAAGTGCGTCACCTGGTGGGAAGGGACCGAACGTAAACGTTTTAGATTTAGTCCGGAGATCAACGATGCGAACGTCGTCGAAGCCTTGATGAAATTCATCAAGGGGCACACGTTGGCGGAGGAGATCGCGAGCCCAGCCGCACGCGTGGCCACGTGCGGCATCCTGATGGCCGACTACATTGCCGAGCGCAAGGCCGACGGCAAACCGGTTGTGAAGCAGGAGGCCAGTTGGAAGGCGCTCAAACCCTACTTCGAGAACGTCATGCCCGAGCACATCACCAAGGAGATGTGCAAGCAGTTCGACAAGGACCGCCAGGCAGCCGGGCGCAAGCCCGCCACCGTCTGGGGCGATCTGGGCGTGCTCAACGCTGCCCTCGGTCTGGCGGTCAAGAGCAAGAAGCTAACCAAGGACGCCAGGCCGCATATTTGGATGCCTGAGACCCCCGCGATTAAGGACCGCTGGTGCACCCGGGAGGAGGTCGACCGCCTCCTGGCGGCCACGCTCAGCCCGCACATGCGCCTCTTCGTCGAGCTCGCCGTCGGCACCGCCGGCCGGCACCAGGCGATCCTGGAGCTGGAGTGGACCAAGGTTGATTTCGAGCTGCGCCAGATCGATCTCCGATCGCCCCGGCAGACCAAGAACAAGCGCCGCGCCCTAGTGCCGATGACGGAGACCTTGTTCGTGCTGCTGACCGAGGCCAAGCGCGCCGCCACTACGCGCTATGTGATCGAGTACAAGGGGGAGAAAGTCGGGCGCGTGCACAAGTCCTTTACGCGGGCGGCCGAGCGCGCCGGCCTTAAGGGGGTGACGCCCCACACCCTGCGCCACACCTCGGCGGTCTGGATGGCGGCGGCCCGCATCCCTATGTCGCAAATATCACAGTACCTGGGCCACACCTCCACCACCATCACCGAGCGCGTCTATGCGCGCTACCACCCAGACCACCTCCGTGATGCGGCGGCAGCGCTGGAGACGCGCCCCACCGTGCGCATGAATGGCATGGGTCACAACGGCGGCCCGCCGCTGCGCGATGCGGCCTAGGTTCAATGAACCTGTGACCCCTCCTTTTTTTGGTGAACCTGTGACCCCTCCCGTATCCGAGGAGGGGTCTAGGTTCGGTGAACCTGACCAGTTAGGCGGGATGGGCCATAGGTTCAATTTGCGCGAAATCCGTGCGCAAATTGCTCGATTTATCAAGCATTTAGCAGACGGAGCCTGGGTTCACACGGGGTGGGCCACGTCAATGATATCAATAACTTACGGCGCTGGCGCAGGTTCAACGAACCTCGGCGCCGCTGAACCTAGGGCGGTTAGCTCAGCGAGAGAGCGTGCGCTTCACACGCGCGAGGTCGCAGGTTTGATCCCTGCACCGCCCACCAACCACCTGTACTCAGGGCACAGATCAGAGTAGCTTCACCCTTGCCGGCGCCTCGCGGTTCACTCTGGGGCTGGAGACTAAAATGCAACAAGCCAACCACCCAAAGCGCGGGAGGACATTCTGGTATTACAGCCCGCGCGGCTTCGCCAACGAGTACGAGGTCGGCATCGCCAACAACGAGATCTACGCCAAGGCGTACAAGGATCACGGGTTCGAGCGTATCGACCGGGAGCGTGCCATTCGCGAGCTCACCTACCGGGGGGACGAGGCCACCCAGGCCTACGTGACCGTGACCGTGAACGGCGACACGCAATCCAAGTATGCCCGGTTCGAGCTCGCCCGCATCGTCCGGCAGGGAGGGTTGATCTGATGGGCATCTACAAAGTGCGCACCAGCGACGGCTGCCGGTTCCGGATGCGGTACACCCCGGACCATCCCGAGCTCCCCATCATGGTTGACCACCGCAGCGATGGGGACTGGGAGGAGGGCGCGCGCTGGATCACCACCCCCTATCAGTCCTGCGAGGCGCGCGACGGCAACCACGCCGCCGAGCTCGTGCAGGAGTATTCCGGGGATGACCTGACCTGGGTGAAATCCGTCGAGAGGATCGATTGATGGCTACCATCGTCAAGACCCGTCAGCACTACCTGACCATGCTTGAAAACAACAAAGGCGCCAGCGTGGGGCACACGCTGGCGGCCTACATGATTATCTCCGGCCCGTACAGGATGGTGCTGGCCGAGAGCGTGCTGGATGAGTGGCGGGCGATCTCGCGCCGCCTTAAGCGTCAGTATGGGGAGCTGCTAACGCCTGATGAGGTGCGGTTAGAGATGGGGTTCGAGGCGGCGACGCAATTGTCCAAACATGCTGTGCGTGACATCGAGACCAGAGATCTTGACGATTGGATCTACGGTCACTGGTGCCGCGATCACGAGTAATCGCCGATGAACCGCCCCCCGATCTTATTGCCTCGCACATCCTTGGCACCCTTCGGATGCCTCGGCGGCGTTGCGGGGGGTGCGGGTGCCCCCGAGGCGGGAGGCGGTCCCCCGCCGCCTCCCTTCTTCGGCGGAATGAACGGCTCGGGCGCAGGCTCAAACACCCCGCGCTCCGGAGCCGGCGGCGGCCCCACGGGCGCCACCTCTGGCTTCGGCGGCTGTAGTGCCGGCGGCGGTCGCGTGAGCTTCTCCAGCGTGCTGGGTGCGTATGGCTTGATGCCCTTCGTGCTGGCCGCCGGATTGTCGAGGAAACGATCATAAATGCCCTCGGGGCTCCTGGGCTTGAAGGGAGCATCGATGGACGGAGGTTCAGATGGTCTTTGCAGAAATCTTGGTAGCGGCTCCTGCATCTCTCCCGGCCTCGGCTCCAGCGTCACTGGCACTGGCGGCGGGGGTGGAGGTTCCGGACCTGTCAAGGCTCCTGGCGGCATGCCAGGCCCCGGCGGCGGCGCTGGGGGGATGGGACCCGGTTGTGGGCCTATGGGCCCTGGTTGAGCTCCTCCAGGCAAACCTGGCGCAGGTGATAGCGGTGCTGGCTGTGGTGCTGGCGGCGAACCAGGACCGCCTAATACACCGATGGCGCGGAGGTAGCGGAGGACCGGGAGCGCCTGGACGCCGACGTTCGCCGCCGTCCCCGCCGCCTCCGCCGCGCGATATGCGCCAGGGCGCACCGCCTGCGTCAGCGCCTTGGCATACGCCATCGCCTCCGGCGAATACTGGCCCTTCTGTCCCTGCGTCAGGAGGTAGTCGCTCAATCCTTGGTCGGGGCCGCCCGGCAATTCATTGAAGCCCAAGTATTGCGGCAGATGGGTCGCGCGGTTGAGACCGACGGCAAACAAACTCCGCCCGTAGATGTCCATGTAGGCCTGCGCGCGCTCGCGGTCGGCCTTGATCGGACTGTTCGCCAGGCGCTTGATCTCGGCGATCATCGCCGCCTGCTGTGCCTGCGGCGGCGGCGCGAACATGCTCTCAGGTGTGATCTCGCCGACATCGAAACCGGGAGCGCCGGCCGGGCTCATGGGTGCGCCAGGGTAGGGCATCGCTTATTCCTCACTGAGCCGTCGGTCGGAGGTATGCACGGCGCCCGTCGCCCGCTGGCCATAGCGCGCGTTGAGCTGCTCCAGCTTGTCGGCGAGGCGCCCGGCCCGACCGCGACCCATCAGCATAATGATCTGGTTCATGGCCTGCTGATTGCGGAGTGGGTTGGCGGAAGTGAGATCATTGACGATGGAGACGGAGACGCGGCTGTTCTTCCCAAACAGCGATTGTAAGGTGTATTCGAGCGCGCGCTTGGGAATGCCCGACAAGCCCTCGCCGGCAATGTCGCGGAGGCGGTGCATCACATCGCGCAGCTTGTCGTCGGCAATGTTCTGCGCCGTCTGCGAACCGCCATACGCGGTCGTGCGCGTGGGCTGCTCCTTGCCGACGCGTGAAAGATATTCGAAGAACCGTTCCGCCTGTTCGCCGCGTTCGCCGGGCACCCCTGGCGTATTGTCGAGAATATCGCGCAGCATGCGCTTTTGGTTGGTCGTCTCAAACAGCTTGGCGACATCCTGCCGCTCGCTCTTGCCGCCCATCTCGCGCAGCACCTGACCAATATAGCCGTGGCGCACGAGCTTCTTGGACTCGCGGTCGAGCGTGGCATATTGCTCGATGCCGACGCCCTCGGTGCCTTTGCGCAGATCTTCGCCGAGCTTCAGATGCCTGAGGAGCTCCGCCTGGTCGCGATGCTCCACGCGCGCCTTGCTGTAGAGGTCGCCAATCTTGTTCGTTTTAATCGCATCGGCCGCTTCCAGGATCGTGTCGCGCGCCTCTTCCATTCTGTCGGCGATCTTGTAATTGCCAGCACGATAGGCCTCGCCGATGCGGTCGTTGACAAACTGCTTACCCTTATCGAGGTCGTCGATGTGGGGCGAAACCGAATGGTAGCTGTTCTGGCCGGTGCCTACCCTCGGCGCCATTTGATCCAGCACCATCTGGATCGCCCCCTTCTCGTCCTTCGGCAGGCCCGGGCGTTCCATGCTGGCGACGACGGTATTGACAGCGTCAACGAGCCCCTTCTCCTGCGTGAGATCGACGCCCTCCGCTGCGTTGCGTAGCGCGCCGTAGTTCCTATTCGACGTGAGCTTCTGATTGGCGGTGATATTGGCGGCGGTCTCCTCCGCCGTGCGACCGTGACCGTGATACATGCGGTCCTGTGTGATCGTAGCGCGATGCAACGTCTCGGCCACGCGCTCCTGCTGTCCCGCCGCCTCGGCACCTTGCGCGCCGCCCGAGCGATAGGCCAGCAGACGCGGGTCGCCCTTCGGGTAGGTAGGCAATCCGAAATCGGTATCGAGTGGGATGGGTGGCGTCTCGCCGGTCTGCCGCGCGGTCAGGCGCGACTGTCCCATGTTCGAGGCCTCGGAGTGCAGCCGCATCTCGCGGCCGGCGAGACGCGCGACGTTGGGATCGATGTCGGCGAGCATCTCCGCGCGCGGCGCGGAGTAACCGGAGGGCCAGAAGAGATGCGCGCCTTCACCGCGCTGTTGATAATTTTGCAGTTGCTCGGGCGTAAACCCGGCGCGTGCAAATTCATCAGCGATGTCCTGCCGTCCCAGCTTGATATCCTCCGGCATGAGCTGACGCGCTGCGGCCGCCTCCTCCGGGACGAGGTGCTCTGGGAACTGCCCCATGGTGGTTGCGCCGCGCTCGTTGCGCGGCCGCCAGTCCGGCATGACGCGCTCGCCAGCCGCAGGAGGCGGCGGCCCTCGACCCCGGCGCCCCATGAACAGCGCGCCCTCATCACCGAGCCCACGATAGGCACGCAGCGCCGCTAGGGCTGGTGTCGGCGCCAGCATGCCGCCGGCAATGCCGGCCGCCAACTGCCAGCCTGGTCCCAGATCGGCCTCCTCTGCTGCCTGCGCAGCGACACCGCCGCCGGCAGCGGAAGTGCCCTCGACGAGCGCCTGCCGGCCTGCGCCCGTTCGCCCGAGCGCTTTCAAACCCCACATCTGCGGCGCCAGGCGCGACAGCCCAAACATGCCGCCGCCAATCGGCAGCGCGCTGCCGGCGAACTCACCGACGCGGCCGGCGTAACGGCCATACGCCGTCTCCGCCTCGGGCACGGTGGTGGCCCGCTTATACAGATCCCCCATTCCAAACTCTGGGCGATTCTCAATGTCGGTCCAGTCCCAGCCGCCGGTCTTCTCGCCGATCCAATCAAGCAATCGGTAGGGCGCAGACAGCGTCTCCAGCGCCCCCTTGCCAGCGCCGCGCGCGAATTGATAGCCGACATCTTTTAGGGTCGCATAGGGGTCCTCGGCCTCGGACGATACGCGCACGGTGCCATGGCTCGTCGTGCCGCCGCCAAATTTGGGTTTGCCCTTGGGGATGTCTTCGATGTCGACCCACCTGCCCATCTACTCCTCCCCAGGCTCTGGAATGTAGTACTGGCCTTTGCCGGTCATCGGATTGCGCCGCACCTTTCGCTTCTGGCCGTTGTATTCCCGGGTGACGGTCTCGCCCGGTTTGAGGTCGCGCACCTGCTCCTCCAGCCAGGTCGCCTCGTCGGCCTTCGCCGCCGCCGCCTGCTGCGCTTCGGCCCTGCGCCTTTGGCTCTTGGTCAGCCTGGCCTCGGGGGGCACTTCCTCGGCGCGTGACGGATAAGGTATCGGCTCGTTGCCACCGGGCTGCTTGAAGGGTTCGCGATATTGTTCTTGCCAGCCCTGGAGCAGGCGCTGCTTCAGGTTTTCGGTGGCATTGAGAATGATGTTAAGGTTGTGCTGGTAGTCCTCCGTCCTGATCGTTGGGTCGAGCACACCGACGGTGGCGCTCTTCAGCATGTTAATCTCTTGCTCGCCCGTGCTGCCGAGACCTGATGCGCCGGTCTTGTTGGAAGCCTGCAGCGCATGCAGCGCGGCGAGACCGAGCTGATTAGCGAGGGTCCGCATGTTGTCGCTGACCCGCCGCGCCGGATCACCCTGCGCTTTGATGTTCTCCCAGTGCCACGGCATGGTGGTGAATGGGATCTTAGTCACACGTTCCTGACGTGGGTCATCGTAGGGGTCGGCGTTCTTGCCGGTCGCGCGCGGCAATTCCGGATCATCGTGGATCTTCTTCGCCAGCGCCTGCACGCCACTGATCGTTTCGATTGCGGTCGAGAGCGCAACCCGCGCCGCCGGCTTGCTCGCCTCCTGCTTGGCCTCGGACTCCGCCAAGGTCTTGGCGTATTGCTGGCCAGGCGCGCCGGCCTGCTCAATTGCTTTCTCCAAACCAGTGTTCTTGATGCCAACCGCCTCCAGCGCCTGTTGGTAGCCCTGTGCTTCCGAGTACGGCATCCATTCGCCAAACGCGTATACCCACGGCTCGGCGCCGAAACCGCCGGGCCCACCCTGCACGCCCGTGTACCCGGCGCCCCTGCCTCCGATGGGCGGCAACTGCGGCATCGCTCCAGCCGGTGGCAAGGTGGCGCCACCCCCGGCGCCACCTCCGCCAGCCGGCGCCGCTGGCGCCGGAGCTCGCGGTGCGGGCGCAGCACCGAGCCGCTGCGAGACCGCAGCGCCGGTCGAGATCGGCACGCCGCCCATGATCGACGGCTGGCCATAGCCGGGGAGGTCCGGCGGCACCACAGGGCCCGTTGGCGCAAGCTGTGGCGGTGCCGTTGGCTGAGCCTGCTGGCCCCCGCGCCCGCGCAGCGTCTGGATCGTCTCCAGCTTGCGCAGCATTTCGGCGCGACCCTCGGCGTCTTTGAGCTGATATTCGCGCAGAAACTTGGTGCCATCGACAACGCCGGCCGAGGCCACCGTCTGCGCTGCCTGCGGGGTCAGCCCCTTGAGCAGCGGATGATCCATGTTGGGCGGACCCTCGGGCCCGTTGGGGAAGGCGGCGTTGTAGGCGGCGAGCTGGCGGTTGTAGTCGGCCGTGCCGCGTCCAAAGAGCTCCGCTGCACGTCCTTCTTGGCGCTGGGCGATATCCAGGTGGCCCGCTGCGGTCGCCCCGCTGAGCCCGGCAGAGAAGCCTGGCGCCCCATACATCAAACCGCCGAGTCCGCCCATGAACGCCGGGCTGGTTTGGACGGCGCGGCCCCACGCCGCAACGCCTGGGAAGCCCATGCGCGCCAGGATGCTGTTATCAACAGGCGCCTGCGCCTGTGGCTGCGCCGGGCCCGTGGTCGTGGTCGGCACCGATTTCACCGGCACCTGCGGCAGCCCCGGCACGGCCGGCGCGGCGCCCTGCTCGGTCACCATACCGGGCCCTGGAATGATGGAGCGGCCCTGGAAAGCTCTGATACCCTCTTCCAGCGCTGCCCGCTCCTCGGGGGTGTAGGGTCGCCCGCCCGGCATCGGCGGCCCTGGCGGCTCTGGTTCGCCAGGTGCCAGATCGGGTGGAGGTGCCGGCGGAGGTGGTGTCAGATCTCCCGACAGCGCGCCTCCGGTGATGTCGGGACGCTGATCGCCGTATGGCCCCGGCGCCGGCATGTCCGGATAATACGGGAGCGGAATATTCGGCTGCGGCGGCGGATAGGAAAACTCGCGGTCGGCAAGGGGTGGCAGCGGCGGTGAGGGATCGGCATATTCCTGCGGACCTACCGTTGGCCGGCGGCCTGGTGCTCGCGAGAGCAAGTCCTGCGGCATCGGAATGCCAAAGCTGCCGCCAGTCGATGGCTGGATCAGGGAGCTCAAGCCGGCACCCATCCGGCCGGGGATCGGCGCGCCGCTCGCAACCTGCAACAGCGGCGGCTGCTCTGCCGGCGGCTGAACCGGCGGCGGCACACCCAGCGGCGCACCAATCTGACGCTGAAATCGGTCGCGCCACATATCCCGGAATTGCCCGGCGGTGATCGCCAGCGGGTTGGGGAACTGCGAACGCAGATTGCCCAGCACGTTATTGCTAATGGCGGTCTGCGCCTCGCGGTCGCTGCGATAGAGCGGCCGCAGCACCTGCCACGCCAGCGCGTTGGGATCGGCGGCCAAGAGCGCGCCACCGCCACCCCGTGGCGGTCCCTGCTGGTGATAGAAGTAGCCCTCGTCGCCGGTCATCTCGCGGCCAAAGCGCGCCTGATGCGCCTTCGCATTGGCGGCAAACTCGCGCTGGGCAGCGGCGCGCGCATCAGCGTAGCTGAAGACGTTGCCGCCTCCACCCCACTGCTGCCAATCGCGTTGGCCATACTGCATCGGGCCAAGGTTGCCCTTGGTGTTGCTGTAGTTGTAGTCGCCGCGCCGGGGCCCGCTCTCCAGATATTGCGTGGCGTCGTAGGTTCTGGGGTCCCACCAGGGGATCGCGTACGGCATCTTATCCAAATCCCAAGCTTGATCTGAAATTGCCTAACTGCCCCGACCACGACCACGGGTTCTGCGCCGGCTGCCCGCCATAGCCCGTAGCACCCTGTTGCGGTGACATGCCGCCATACGGGCTGCTACCGCCGCCACCGGACAGGCTGCCGAGACCGGCCGCCATCATCTGTGGGTTCGATGAGAAGGCGCCGAGCGCAGTGAGCGCAGTGCCGGCGATGGACGACAGCAGGCTCGGGTTGGTCGTCTCGTCGGTCTTCGTCGTGCCGCTCTTCCCGGTGCCAGAGAGACCGATGAATTGTTGGTTCGCCCATTCGGTGGGGCTCCCGTACGCCGCGACGTTATAGGCCGGTGCCGCGAGCGCCATATTCTGGAGCTGCGACATGCCCTGATTGTAGGCACCGAAATAGATCGGCGCTGCCGCAGCGGTAATGCCCTGCGCGAGCTGCGACTGCGCATCGCCGCCGGTAAAATTGCCCCGGCCGGCGCGACCCATCATGCTGTTGAATTGGTTGGTGACATCTCCAATCGCCTGACGGGCATATGGCTGCAGATAAGGGTTGCTGGCAGGATCGAGGAACTCGCCGCTAAGCGCGCGGCTCATAAAGTCCTGGCCCTTATTGACGATGCCGCCAGGCGCGAGGCCAGCCTGCATTGCGTCTTGCGCGTTCGCCGTCTGACCCAATTGTCCGACCACGTACGGTCTCGCTTCCTTGAGACCCGCCAGGTCATACGTTGTCGTCGATGATTTCTTACTGCTGCTCATCGTCGAGCCTCATTTCCAAGATCGTGCGTAGATGCAACCAGCCGTCGGCCTTCGCGTGGCGCTCCCATCCCTTGCGCCCCGCCGCCTCCAGGCGCACGCAGCCCTGCAACCTGGCGAACGCCTTGACCGCCTCCGTCAGGTGCTGCCAGCAACCAAAGTCGCGGCCAGCGACGAGCGCCAGGTTGCAAGCTTTGCCGCGCGCGCTCTCGTAGAGCTCGGTGATGCACATGCCGCGCGCGCGGCCGAGCTCCTCGTCCCAGGCCAGCCAGAGCTGCTGGGCACCAGTGAGCAGGCGCTGTCGGATCTCCTCCGGCGTTTCATCTGCCTTGCCCTTGGTGAGCGCCTCGGTCACCCATGCGACCACGAGGGGCCAGGCCTTGGGGACCAGCGCGACCGGCACTCCGCGCGCCTGCATTAGGCAAGCCCGTAGATCGCATACGTGCCGCTGGTGATGTTGCCGCTCGAAAAGAAGAAGCGCACGGCATCGGTGTCCTGCGCCGCATTGCGATGCCCGCTTGAGGAGGAGCGCGCGCAGAAATCTGCCGCGCCATAAAAGACGGCATCGCACCAGACCTTGGGTTTTATTGCCGTGTTGGTCTGGTCCATCAACATCACCTGCGCGTTGATGCCCTCGGAGCTGCCATTGCCGATGTGTGAGGTTGCCGATGTCGAGCCCGCCAACATCATCTGCGTGGTGCCGGCGCTGCCGAACGTGAGGTTGGTCGCGTTCGAAAAATTGGAGATGCCGCCGTAGCGATAGTCGGTCGCCCCGGCGTCGTAGCTTGAGCCGGCGTTGGTTGACACCCGCATGTACAGATCAACGTCATCCGTGGCAGGTATCCAATTTATGAGCTCAAAAATGAGCCCCCGATATGCGGTGTAGCTGGTGAGCACGAAGTCTTGCTGCGCCGAGCCACCGCTGACCGAGCCCGAGGTGAGAAGCGTCGCCCCGGGGCGCGCCCAGGTCGCATCCCCCCGCAGAAACTTGAGCGCATCGCCTGCGGCGGGTGCAGGTACAAGGCCTTTAGTGCCGCCGCTGCCGCTGTCGCCGACGAGGGCATTGAGAATGGCCGTTGCCTGTGTCGCCGTCAGATCCTGCGGTGATCCAGTGCCGGCGCCGACTGCCCTGCCCTTGATCGTGCTGTCCGCCATGTTGGCGAGCTGGGCATTCGCGATCCCGGTGCCGATGGCGTTCGAGAGGTAATCACCTTTGCGGAGCTCTTTGATGAGATCCTGCGCCCATAGATAGAGATCCTCGGCCTTGTTACCTTGCGGGTTTTTCCAGCGGGTATCGAGATCACCGAGCGCCATGCATTGCCTCGTATGCTGCCCAGGCGCGAGCCTCATCGATCTTCATGGCGGCGAGCTCATCGATGTAGATCGGACCACCGTTGTGGCTGCGGCGCCAGGCGTCGCGATAAGTGCGGTCGATGGGGATGTCCTCCACGTCCCAGAGCTCGCAGCCGGTGCCACGGTGCGCGCAATCCCTGTCGCGGAAGACTGCGTAGGCCTCCGCATCGGTGAGACCGCCGAACTGCATTGCCCGCACAAAGCGCCGCGCTGCATCAGCATGATGGCCGGCAGCGATCTGCCGCTCGATCTGCACCTGCAGAAACCCTCGCGGCAGTCCATCCCAGCGCCCGCCGCCCTTGGTCATATAGGCGAACGCGGTTGCCGATGGGGTGCAGATTGAGACGAGGCCGCCGGGGCGCGTGTAGACGATGTGCCTCATTGGTCGCCGAAAGCCGCCATGCAGATAAGGGCGAAGTCCACGCGCGAGCCCCCGCTCGTCGCGTAGTGGGTCATCGCCTCCGTTGTGGTGGTGGTCTGGAGAAAGATCTCGAACGTGCTGTTGCCAACGGTGTTCGTCTCGCTGACGGTTCCCACAACAGAGTAGGCGCCGTTGAACGCGGTATCGTAGGTGTAGAGATAATCGCCGGTCCCATTATCAGTGAGCGAGGCGACGCCATAGTCAGGCGTGGAGAGCGAGGCCGGCGTGGCCGTCCCCACGACCGATGCCCAGGCTTTGGGATGGCCGGGATGACGATGCTGCAGGCCGGGCGTGACAAACCGATTGGTGGCTGTCGCCGCTTCCATCTCGGCGGCCGTTGCCGCTGGATAGGAAAACACGGTGACGTTGCCGCTACCGTCAGTAAAGCGCAGACGCGTGACACCGCTGTCATCGAAGGCAGATACGCGCGCGGTATCCGCGCTCGGGGTGCCGGGCGTCGCGTTCTCATTCAGATCAAAGAACATATTCGCCGTGTTTGCGGCGAGCGCCGACAGCATGAACCACTGATCGCTGGCTGACTTGTAGAGCGCCAGGATTGGCTGTCCCGAAATGATGTCACCCTGCGCCAGCGGGTCGCCGTTAAACCGTTTGAGGTTCTTTGCACCGAGCCCGTTCAAGTTGAGCGTCGTCGCCCCGGTGATGCTGAAGTTGGCGGTGAACGCCATCAGGCAGTTATTGAATAAGGATGCGATCACGCGATTGGATGTAATGGCGAACGCATTGGTGGAGCCGCTCGCGGTGATCGAGGCATTCGTGTCCTGATACCAGCGCGCCATAAGTCCTTCGTCAGCACGGCCAGCGTCATTCACGCCGCTAAACGGCATATTCTCAGGCCAGCGCGCGATATTGCTGGCATCCAGAGCGAGGAGGTCTTGGATCTCAGCCATTGGCTATCTCTTGCCCGTTTGCGTTGAGGTGACATGCACGCCTTCAGCGCGGCGCCAGACCGCGCCCGCCGTGATTGACTGGCGAATGCGAAGGAACCTGCCGTCGATGCGGTGCGGGCAGTAGCCTGCCCGGTTTATTGCCTTTGCATTGCTGAATACAACGCCCTCGCCCGGCAGCGCCTTGCGCCGGCCAATCGCGGTCGAGAGCGCCGTGGGATCGTTGTATTCGCCCATCGGCCACACCTCGGTGATCAGGCCTCGGCTTCCCGGCTGCGGTTCAAACTCTTTGGTGTCCATCGTCGCGGCACGCGCGCTGCCAGTGAATAGCTGCATCAGGTGACTGCGGTTGAAAGCGCCGAGACGGATGCGCCGGTCATCGAATGCCGCGCTATCGATATCGTTGGGGCTAATCGAACCGTCGAGATTATTGGCAGGGAAAAGTAGGTTGAAATTATCAACGGTGACGGGCTCGGCCGGCGTGTCGAACAAAAACTCAAGGTCGATCACGTCATGCGTCCAGCGCCCGTCGAGCAGGGAGAAAATCAGGAGATCAGTCGGGAGCTGCGCGGAACCAGAGGGCCAGGCCCAGACGATAATCTTTTTCTGATAGTCCGCGCCAACACACACTTTATGGCGCCAGGCATAATTCAGGTTGCTGGTAAAATATTGGTCCACCTTACCGTAGCCGATGGGTGTGGATTGCTGCCCATCAAATGCGTAGAAACCGTCATCCGCCGCGTAAAATATAATGCGGCCGAATGCCATCGCCGCGTTGCGGGCAATACAGCCCCTGGCCTTTTCAACATAATCTTGGCCAAAATCCCAGACCACGGGACTGCCCACGTAAATGGCGCGCCGCACGCCGCGCTCCTGGAATATCGCGGCGTAGTCGAGACCGATCAGCGTCATGATCTCGCCGCGCTCCTGGTCGAGCTGCTGGCTGCCGGCTTGTGTCACCGTGCTCGGTGCCCAGTCCAAGCAATTGTTAAAGGCGCTCCAATAGACCGTGTACGCCTTGCCCATCCAGAGGAAGTCACCGACGCGGGCAACGCTCGTTGCGTTATTCGGCGGGCCGCCGGCCATGTTGGCGAAGTCAACGCTCGTGCCCATCACGTAATGCTGCGGCGCCGAGCTTGCCGTCACGGCGGCGACATTGTCGCCGAATTGCGCGAACTGCCAGGTATCGGATGAGCCGACGGTATAGCCACCGGCCTTGGAGATGTCAGCCGCCAGCCGGCTCTGCAGCGTATAGAGGCGATGCGCATCGCCGTAGAAGACGTGTGGCGCTGTGCTGCTGTCGTAGAACGTGTCGGCGCCCTGCACAATATTCTCGGCACCCCCGCCATAGGTGTAGGCCACGATGGGCGGCGTGAATGTAGCTGCATCCGCTCCAAAGGCGCTCGCCGGCAGTGAGGCCGAGAAGCCTGCATAATACGCAGCGCTCGGCGGCGTGAACGATGCGCCACCATAGGCCGCTGTTGGTGGCGTGAACATTGCCGTCTGATTAAAGCCGGTCGTCGGCGGCGTGAACGGAACGCCCGTCACGGGATAACGTGCAACGCCAACGCTCATCCTAAATTCATCGATCCAGCCATTCCAAGTCTGCGTTGTGATCTCGCCCATTGAGCCAATGCGGAATTGGTTAGCGCTGTCATTAATGACGGCAGTAACCGGGAGCGTGCCGCCGGCCTCAAGCACGCCGTCGATAAACATATAGATCGACGCCAAGCCCGAGGTGCCAGCGTTCTCCGATGATTTCACAAGCGCAAAGTGATGCCAGCCTGGGTTATCGACGTTACTGAGGATCGTAAAGACGCCGTTAATGAAGAGAACGCTGCTGGTGTTGTAGCCAATGACGGCGGTCAATGTGCCGGCGCTCTCCCGGCGGACATAGACGCTCGTATTGGCCACCGCGCCGATGCTATTGGTTTGACCAAAGAGACCGAGCTGTGAGCCTAGCCCCGTGTTGAGCTTAAAGAAGCATTCAAAGGTCCAGTCATCATCGCCTAGCGTAAAATCGGCGTGGTCTCCCGTTTGAATCCAATCGCCGCTGCCATCCAACAACAGACTAGCGGTGCCATACTTGAAGTCTGCCGTATCCAATTGGGCATTGCCGGCGACGGTCCAATTGCGCGGACTGCCGCCATAGTTGACATCATTCATGTTGGCGCTGACCCCCGCATCAGGGCCATTAAAGTTCATCAGGATTTTGGTGAAGACATCGTTGTCTGCCGTCGGCGTCGGGACCCAGCGCGCAACGCCTACCGACATCCTGAATTCATCAAGCCAACCGGTCCACGGATTGCCGGTGACCTCGCCGCCGGCACCAATGCCGAGATTGTTGGCGCTGTTGTTAACGCTGATAGTGGCGGTGTGTTTGAATTGACCTTGCAGCCGACCGTCAATGTAGAGGCGCATTGTGTCGCCATTGACGCGCGTCCCAACGCAATGGTGCCAACCGGTGTTGAGCACATCGGTGTATTCCGTATCGCCGGTACAAGCAAAGACGGTGGTCGCATTGCAAAGGCTGAACTGGATACAGTTGCTTGTCAGCCGCTGAAATAGGAACGCGCGCGTCGCAACGGTAAACGCGTTATCGTTCTGACCGGCGATGCGTTGGAACGTGCCGCCGGCCGCGTTGCACTTGAACCAAAAATCTATCGTCAGATCGCTGGTGCCGAGCGTAAAGTCGGTGGTGTCCGGCACCGTCCACCA